CGCACCGGCACGTCGAACTCGAACCCCGCCGTGATGACCTCGCCCGCATCGGGCGGCTCGGCGAAGATCACCTCGCCCGTCGCCACGTCCAGCTCGAAATCCACGCCCAGCACCTGCTCGTCGGTCGAGATCCCGACCAGAACCGTTCCCGCCACGGGCTTGGTCACCGGCCGCTCGTAAACATGCTCCCCCGAGCGATACGTCTTGGACAGACCGAACACCCGGCGCTGCCCATCCGCCACCGCGATCTCCTGATCCCGATAGTCGGGCGTGGCTGAAGGCAGGCAGCTCTTGAAATCCGACCAGTCCTTCCAGCGGAACCCGTAAAGCTGCCCGCGCCGCGCCTCGAAGAACGCGATCAGCACCGCGATATCGTCGAGCGAGCGCAGCGAAACCCCTGCGTCATACCGCCTGCGCGACTGCGCCCAGGGCGTGTTGCGCTCCTCGAACCCGTTGGTCAGCGCCACCACCTCGGTGCGTCGCTCCGGCCCCCCGACCGAGCCGAAGCTCAGGTTGGCGGGAAAGCGAACCTCGTGAAATCCCATGTCCCTGCCCCCTCAGCGGTTGCGCTGCCCGCGCGCCAGAACCCGGCCCATCTGGGCCGCGATCTGCGTCTGGCTGCGCTGGAAGCCCTGCACATCGGGCGTCGTGATGTTCATCACCACCTGCACCGGCGCGCCCCCGCCCGCCGCGGCGACACCCAGCCGCCCGTCAGGCCCGCGGCGCAGCGGCATGATCGCCTCCGGCCCCGCCTCGCCCATCAGCCCCATGCCGCCCCGCATCGGAAAGGGCGTCGGCCCCTGCACCACGCCCCCCCGCGCAAAGGGCATCACCCGCCCCTGCGAGATCGCGCCGCCCTTCTGAAAGGGCAGGATGCCGCTCACCAAGCTGTTGATCCCATTCGCGACAAAGCCGCCCAAGGCGTTCTGCACGGGCCGCATCGCGGTGTTGTAGGCCGCGTCCACCATGCTGCGCGCCACCGTCCTGAGCGCATCCGACAGCCGCATCCCGTCGAACACCACCCCGTCGAACGCGCGCCGCAAGCCGCCCCCGATCGCGCGGCTCATCCCCTGAACCTCGCGCCCGGTATACAGCATCGTCTCCTGCATCCCCCGCAGCTCCGACTGGAAGGCCGCCGCCATGCTCGTCGCCCCCGACAGGCTCACCTCCAGCTCGGCGATCTGCGCCTCCAGCGCCGCCATGCCCTCATCCGTCTCGGCCATCGCCGCTCTCCTTCGTGGTCACATCGGGAAACCGGGCCGCCAGCGCTTCCAGCCGGTCGCGCCCCATCGGGGCGGCGCCATCGCCCTCGCCCAGCATCATCAGCAGTTCCGCGGGCGTCAGCGCCCAGAACACCGCGGGGGCAAGCCCCAGCCCCTGCAGCCCCGCCCGCATCAGCGCGGGCCAGTCGAAGCCCGCGCTCATTCCGGCACCCGGAACGCCAGCGCGAGCAGCCGTGCCGCCACCCGCGCCGCCTCCAGCGGCCCGCCCTCGATCTCGGCCGACAGAAGGTCGGGCAGGTCGCCCTCCCATCCGCCGCCCCTCAGCCCCGCGCAAACCAGCATCAGGACGTCCCGCGCCCGCAGGGCGTCGCCCTCGAACCGCGCCACGAGATCGGCCAGGCTGTCGGCCTCCAGCCGCGCCTCCAGCTCGGCCAGCGCGCCCAGCGTCAGCTTGGCACGCCGCCGCTCGCCATCGACGACCAGCACCACCTCGCCCGCCCAGGGGTTCGCGCCCGCAGCCATCCCTCAGATCGCCGTGAAGACCAGCGCACCGGCCGAGGCCATCGACATCTCGTAGGTCGCCTCGCCGTCATGCGTGCCGGCGTATTCGATGCCCGTGATCTGGAACGCGCCCTCGACGATGCCGAAATCCGGGATCACCACCTGGAACCCCGGCGTCGCCCCGTCGAAGAAGATCTGCCGCGCACGCTCGTCCGTCGCCGCATCCCGGAAGATGCCCGAGCCCGAGATCGCCGCCGATTTCACGCCCGCGCCCGCCAGCAGCTCCCGCCAGCCCCCGGCAGACTCAAGGCTCGTCACATCCACCTGTTCCGCGTTGAAGCTCAGCCGCGTGGCCCGCAGCCCCGCCAGCGTCTCGAACACGCCATTCCCGTCCATGTCGACCTTCACCAAAAGGTCCTTGCCGCTCTGCGCCGCCATTTCCAAACTCCAATATTGTCAGTCAGTTGCCAGACGACGCTCACGCGTCCTGATCCACGCGGGCGCGAAACCACAGCTCGATCTCCCGCCCGCCAGTGACCCGGCGGGCGCGCGCCCGCTGGAACGCGAGGCTCACCAGCCGCCCCCGCGACAGGCTCAACGCCGCCCCGTCCAACGCGTCCGAGATCGCGGCGGCCAGGGCCTTCGCCCCGCCAAAACCCGCGCCTTCGCTCACCACCGTGACCGGGAACAGGTGCACCGCACCCCCTGCCGTCCCGTCCGAGACATCGCGCACCCGCTCGGGCCCCAGCGCCACGTAAAGCGGCGGAACCGGACCGGGCGGAAGCGCGTCATGGATCGCGCCGCCCGAAAGGTAGGCCACCGCCGTATCCCCCGTCAGCGCCGCGAAAACCGCCTCCTGCAGGGCGGCCGCACTGCCATAGCTCATCGCCCCACCTCCTCGACCGCGAAACAGGTCAGCGTGCGCCCCGTCGCGTCGCTCTCATGGACCGCCTCGATCCGGTAAAGCCGCGCCCCCTCCCGGAACCGCATCGCCGCCGTGGGCCGCGCTTCCGCCCCCACGGGCACTGCCCGCATCGTGATCTTCAGCTGCAGCCGTGCCGCCTGGTCCACCTCGCGGCCCGCACCGCGCACCTCTACCGCAGCCCAGACATGGCCCCGCGCGACCCATGTTTCGCTGAAACCGCCCGCGCCATCGGCCACCCGCTCGGGCGCCTCCAGCACCAGCCGCCGCGTCATCGCGGGCCCGCTCATGCGCCCGCCCCCCGCAACCGCAAGGGCCGGTGCGGCTCCAGCAGCACCGAGACCGAGAACGGGATGCCCGTCTCGGCGGCCATCTCCTGCCCCCAGAATTCGCCCGCCAGGATCAGCACCGCCTGCTTCAGATCCGCCGGCAGCCCCGCCCAGTCGCCCGCGAACCCGGCCGTGAACTCCACCTCGATCGTCCCGCCCTGGCTCGGCGAGGGCAGCTTGGACCCCGCCGCCGCCAGCACCGGCCGATGCCGGTCGGGCCGCAGCACGTAGACCTCTGGCGCCACCAGCGTCTCGGCGCCGGCCCGCGTGATCAGCTTCACACTGTCCACCGCCACCACCGGCGCCAACGGCAGCACATGGGCATCCGCGTCATGCCACGCCATCAGCGTCAGCGCGAAGCGCCGCTCGAACAGCGCCTTGCCGATCCGCGCCTCGATCGCCGAGAGCGCCGCCCGCAGGCAGCTTTCCAGCGAGGCATCCTGGCTGCCGTCATCGCTGAAGCCGCGGGCCAGCCGCAGATGCTCGGCCAGCTCGCTCACCGGCAAGGCCGCACCGGGCACCGAGGTCAATTCGACCATCATCATGGGTATGTCTCCGAAAATCCTGCCGCAAACCAAGTGGGACGGTGCGCCGCCCGCGCTGCTCGAGCGGAGAGACGCGCAGCCGGATCGCGCACGGCCCACCGCCCCGCCCGCCCCGCACCCCGGTCAGGGCACGGGACGGGGTTCTTCCTGACTGGCCCGAAAGGCGTCAGGACAGGCCGAACTTCATCAGCTTGATCGCCGCATAGTCCGAGATCGCGCCGCCGACGCGCTTGGTGGCGTAGAACAGGACATGGGGCTTGGCGCTGAACGGATCGCGCAGCACCCGCAGCTCGGGCCGCTCGGCAACCGTGTAGCCCGCGCGGAAATCGCCGAAGGCGATGGCCGTGGCATCGGATGCGATATCGGGCATGTCCTCGGCGATCAGCACCGGGTAGCCCATCAGGCGCGCGGGCTCTCCGGCGGCCAGACCGTCAGACCACAGGAACCGACCGTCCGCATCCTTCATCTTCCGCACCGCGCCCGCGGTCTTGGAATTCATCACGAAGGTCGCGTTGGCGCGGTAACGCGCGTCCAGCGCATAGACCAGGTCGACGATCGCATCGGCGGGGTTGGTCGCATCGAAATCACCCGCCGTTCCGGTGGCGACATAGCCCAACGTGCCCCAGCTCCAGGCCGCATTGGGCAGGGCGAGGCCGCTCAGCAGGCCGCGCGGCTTGCCCGACCCGTCGCCGTTGATGAAGGCATCGGCCTCGGATCGTGCGAACTTGTCCGCGATCCGGCCCGCCAGCCAGCCCTCGACATCGAAGGCCGCGTCGTCCAGCAGTCTCTGCGACGCCTTGGGCATCGCCGACAGCTCGTGCAGCGGGATCGAGATGCGCTCGATCTGCGGCGCCGCGGTCTCGGTCGTGTCGGTCACCTCATCGGCCCAGCCCGCGCCGGTGTCCGTCGTGTCGATCAGCACGTCGAAGGACGTCGCCTCCACCTGCACGACATTGGCCACCGCGCGCAGGCTCGAGCCAGAGCGCAGCACCGACTGGATCGCCTCCGCCGTCTGCGGATCGACGAGATAGCCACCCTCGGCGTTCACCGCGGTGTTCAGCCCCTTGTGCTCCAGCTCGACGCCGCGCAGCGCGTCGTCGTCGCCGTTGCGCAGGTAGGTCGACAGCGCCTTCTTGTGCGGCGCGGCCCGGTCGATCTCGGCCGACAGCGCCGGGCGGGCATGGGTCATGGTCTTCGTGGTCAGCATGGCAATACGCTCTTCCTGCTTCTGGTGTCTTGCATTCATATCGTCCTGAAACCGATTGAACTCGCTCAGGAAACCGCCAAGGGCCTCCTTCACTTCGACAATCGGGGCCTGGGCCGTAGGGGGCTTGTCCGCCGCCCCGGATCGGGTCTCGGTCATCTCCATCACCTTCGATCTGGTTGGTTGGGGTCAGCGGGGCTCGCGCGCCGCCAGCTTGGCCCGGGCGTCCTCGAACGCACGCGCCAGGTCACGCAGGTCGTCCGCCCCCTTGGCCTCCGCGGCCTCGGGCGCGACCCGCGCCTCGGGAAGCATCGGAAAGGTCACCAGCGACACCTCCCAAAGCTCCACCTCCGACAGGAGCCTGCGCCCCTGCTTGTCCTTCGTCGCCCTGAGCGTGCGATACCCGATCGACAGCCCGTCGATCGCCCCCGCCTCGATCAGCGCCGCCGCCTCCCGCGCGCGGGCCACCTCCTTCAGAAGGCGCCCTTTCACGTAGAGGCCCCGCGCGTCCTCGCGCACCTCGTCCCAGATGCCGATGGGCTCCGCCGGGTCGTGCTGCCACAGCATCTTCACCCGCCGCCCGCTGGCCGCCAGGCGTGCCAGGCTCGCGCCATAGGCGCCCGCCTCCACAACGTCACCGCCCTGGTCGCAGGCCCCGAAGAGGCTCGCGTAGCCCGCGATCTCGCGGCCCTTCGTGACGGACAGCGCCTCG